CCTGGAGCAGCATAGTTATTAAAACCTTTTGAATTATCATTAAGAGACTCATCAATATCTGAATTTATGATCTCTTCATTAACAAAAAGACCAACTCTATAACTTGGCGTATTATTATACTGGTCTAAAATTAATGTTTCAGTATTTACATTTACAAATCTTCCTCGAATAAAATAAACCCCGTTTGTGATACTAAATGCAGATCCAATGGATGTGGAATTTGAAATAATTGTAGAAGCAAAAGCATTTCCAGAAGGAATGGTTGCATTACCCAAAAGTCCTGAAGTAATAATGGTATCGGATAATAACAGTTCTCCGTCAGAAAATTGTTGTGTTGAATTATTCTGAGAATTTGACGCAAGATAATTTACATATAGTGTAAGATTACCTCTCTCGGATTCTTGGGGAAAAAGAACTTTATCAACAACTGCAGTTACTCCTGAGGTTGAACCTGTTATTTTTGTGCCAATTAACTGTTCAGCATATGCGGAGACTGGAACGCCTAGATAGGTATTTTGAAGTTCTACTGCATAATAGAGAGCATTATATCCAGTGTTTCCTGGAATTACCTTTGCGCCTTCTTTAAAGAAATGCTGCCCAAACCTTTCAATTTGACTTTGTAATATGGACTGTAGAGTTGTTAATTCTCTTGCTTGTACAGGATATCCTGGTTTAAAAAGAACCTGATAATATTCTGAATTTGCATCAAAGTCATCAAAATAAGGTGAAACATTAAGGTTGGTTACTTGTGCCATAGTTTTTTAGAACTGCAATATAACTTTGATGTCTTCTTTTTGGTTTGAGGATCTTGTTATTGATGGTCTGTTATCAACATAAATGATATTTCCAGAATATTTTTTGACTTCTGGATTTGATAAACCATTTGTAAAAGATTGTCCAAGATAGTATGTTCTATTATTTATTACAGTTGACAGACCAGTAAAACTAGTATTAATTGACAAAGTATTTCCACTACCACCTACGATTTGCAAACTGCCACCAGTTGATGGACTACTAGTAAACTCTACTAAGTCATATCCATATGTGGGATTGGTTAAAGATGTTCCCACAGTATTGAAACCAGATAAAGTTCTGTCTTGCCAATATTTTAATACAGCAGTGGTCTGGTCATAACTAATTACTTTTCCCGCAGCAGTAATACCGGTTCCAACTGTCTGAGTTATAATCGAATCGGGAGTAAATGATGCTGTGCTATATCCAGTTCCAACTAATTTAATTGCATAGCATCCACTTGCTTTATCTAGATTTAAATTTTGATTAGATCCAAAAGATTCGGGATTTTCGATAACACCAACTCTAGATATTTGGTTTCCTGTAATAAAATCTGGATTTTCTTCATCATTTTCAATTCTAGAGTATAGTAGAACATTATATGCTCCCAACTCTCGATAAATGTCAGCGCCATGCCCTCCTTTTGGAGAAATAATTACATCAAAAGATGGTCTTGTTGATCCAGTAGGAACATTTCCCGAAACCAAATCTACGTTTCCATATGTATATCCTGACCCTTGATTTGAAACCGTTATCGATTCTATTTTTCTATCGTTGTCAATCACAATAGTACATTCTGCACCTGTACCATCTCCACGAATAGGAACTCTTGTATAAGTTCTATTTGCGGTTCCTAAACCAACTCCTCTATTTGTAATTGTTACTATTTTTATAGAACCATCAACAGCATTATCTCTTACGGCAGCATTTTCGGTGGAAGTTTCCCACTCGGTGGGAACCGGCATAAAATCAGTAGATTCGAATTTTACGATATCTGCTGGTTTAATTGTATAAAGGTATTTCCAAATGTAACCATCACCACTACTCCCTGCTGCCCTAGGTTCTAAATCAGTAAAAGTTGGTTCATCTAAAGAAGGTTTCCCGTTTGGAGTTTCTGGAGAAGTTCCATTTTGTAAGCAAATATAAACTCTATAATCACTATTCAAAACATAATAATTTGCTGAATATAAATTCGTTGCACCTGATACTTTTGCAGTATTTGATCTTGTATAGTCATGCCTATACATATCATATGTTGTACCAGAATTCCACATCAATTTCCTAACAACTTGACGTGTATTATCAGGAGTAATCTTTTTTAAGGCAATAATAGTATCCCAATAATTATTTTCCTCGTCAAAGCTATCTTTTGGTGATGGTGGGTTAATATCCCAATCACTTTGTATTGATGTTGGATTTGGTAATCCTATAAAAGAATAATAAGAGTTTGTGGAGGTTTTGACTCCAGCAACAAAGTTCTTAGCATTTAATATTCTAATTTGATCAGTTATTATGGCTGCCATTTTGTGATTCTTTTATGTATTTATTGGAAAAAATAACAAACAGATTATATATTTGTTATATAAACCATGCCGTTCCCCATGGTATTAATACCGGATGGTGATGATGTAGAATATGTTGAACCCCTAACATCTATTAAGGCAGATCCTAATCCAAATACATCAAATGGTGTATTGCCAGTTATTGTAGAACCTCTAGCATTAATAAATCCTCCATATCTTATACTCAATCCTGCTCCAGCATTACTTCTAATAGTACTATCAGATACATTTACACTACCACCGTATGCAACACTTACCCCAGCACCAAGATTGGATGAAGAAACTCCTGCTCTAATGTCTAAAGTTCCTCCACTGTCTATACAAAATCCTGCTCCCCCATTAAATCTAGATTTGCAAAGAATTCCTCTACCATTACCAGTATTATCAATTTGATATCCGGCACCACTATTATTACTTATAAATGATGCTCCGTTCCTAATACTTCCATTGTAATTTACTCTCATTCCAGTTTTACAATTGGTAACGGTAACCTCTTGGGCAAAAACATACCCACCATATCTAACAACAATACCATTTTGCCCAAAATTATGAATAGCAACGGATAATCCCAAACCAATCATACCACTAGCGCCACTATCAGCAACTCCTACAGTCACTCCATTTGCAAAAGTGGTTATTCCATCACCAACTAATAGCATGTTATCAACAACTATTCCACCATTACCTCTGCATCTTAACCCGTCACATTGGTTAAATCTCAATACAGTATTATAAAATGAAGTCAATAATCCAACGTTATAAAGTTCTGATGCTGCTGTATTACTACTAATACCTGTAGGACTTCCAATTAAAGATTCGTTGGGTTTAGGTCCTGTCGTCGATTCTCCTAATATTTTTATTAGGTTTCCCTGAGGATGTTCCAAAGTCAGAGGTGTTGAAGATACGTATTCTCCATCAGACAACTTAACCTCAACTGAAGATTCATTTTGAATCATTCTTGTCGATAACCACTCCATGGCTTTTTGAGGTGTAGCCCAAGGATTTGTTGAAGTTCCTGTTCCAGTCGTGTCACTTCCCGTCGTACTAACATAAAATGTATTATTTCCGATAAGGACTCCTAGATTAGGATCATTTAATGTGCCATCAAAACGTGTTGCGCTAATAATACCACTGGAAGGATTGAGAGTAATACCTGCACCAACATAAACTCTATCTAAAAATGTTGATACTCCTGTTACATTTAGGTTGACTACATTAAGTTGTGAATTTAAATTTACATCACCTGTAAATGTTGATACTCCCGTTACATTTAGGTTGACTACATTAAGTTGTGAATTTAAATTTACATCACCTGTAAATGTTGATACTCCGGTTACATTTAAATTATTAAAATTAGAACCACCTTCCGTACTTATTCCAGAAATAGAGGCAGATACTGTAGTAATTCCAGATGCAAATGTTACATTTATATTATCTCCAAAATTAATAGTAGAAGCAGTTCCGAGAGTGCTGTTGTTATCCTTAACTACTATTCCAGAATTAGTAGCAACAACACCAGTGAGAGAAGAACCATCAATAGCAGGAAGAGATCCTGTAAGTTGTGATGCTGGGATACCTGTAAGTCCTGAAGCAGATCCAGAGAAAGTAAATGCAGTAACTAAACCAGAAATTTTTACATCACCTTCAACTGTAAGTGATGATGTTGGGATCGTAGATCCTATCCCAACTTTTCCTAAAGTATTAATACCCGCAGAATTTTTATTCCAAACGCCAGATGTTAAATTACTACCATCACCAAAATAGGAATATACTTCATTAAAGTTTGAATTTATCTTTATACCACCAGCAAGAAGAGAATCACCATCTCCCGCATCTGGTGCTGAACCGGTATTAATTCCCAACTTTGCCATTTTCTTTATCTCTAGTTTTTAAATATTTATGACGATGTGTAATTTTTATATCTCAAAGGAGATTCTCTATTCACTAAAGCTGAGGTGCTTATTCCCCCAACTCCTCTATTTCCATAGAAATTAAATGATTGAGTTTTACCTCTAATATCTAAGAAAATTTTCCCCCAACTATAATTTCCGATATAATTTTCTGTAAAATATTCGGAAGAATTATATGTAGAACCACTATCATCAAATGATATCCAAGTAGAATCAAAACTAAATGCAGTAGAGTCAAATGAAACTGTTCTTGAGGTTATAAGTGAATTTATATTATTGAGTTTTATTGAAACTCTATTTACATAGGTTAATCCTATTCCTGGTAAAGATTTTTGTATTACTTGAGAATCCACTACTTGATATACATTATCAATAAACATAGTTCCAATACCGATTAGATTATTACTAATATCTAAGGAATTTGAGGAAGTAGATGCAACTCCTACGTTTGAGTTATATACTACAAAGTAGTCTCCAACTGATAGTGAACTTACAGTAACTGCAGTCCCAGTTATAGAAGAATTTCTAAGGAAAGATTGTAGTGGAATGAACAAATCAATTGTAACTACATCTACTGATGATATTGTAGTAGTTCCAAGACCAACAATAATTCCAGAATCACCTTGGTATTCTAATGTTTCAACGGTTTCTTTTATAGAAATTGGAGATTCTATGAGTATTGTTGGTGGATTTGTTTGAGTATATCCAAATCCAGGATTTGTAATAGATATTGAAGTTACAATACCTGCAGTTATAGATGAGACTAAAGTTGCAATTCCAGAAGTTCCAACTCCAACAGGATAACCAATTTTAACTATTGGATTTGTAGAATATCCAACACCACCGTTATTAATAATAATTGACGTTATTGTTCCAGCAGTGGAAACAATACATGTTGCAGTAGCACCAACTATTAAATCTTGCGATATAACAGTTACTTTATTTTGAAAATCTAGTGATGAAGAACTTTCGTTATTAGGATCAAAGAATGGTCTTATGTTATCGACATATATTATAGTTGATCCAAGTCCAACAGGTTGAATAATATATGAAGATGGGAAAATGAGGGATTCATAAAGTTCTCTATCTTTTCCAACTTCTTTGGAGTTTATGATCTTATCTTCAGTTTGTCTACACCAAACTACAGGTCTTAGTAGATTTGGATTTTCAGTATTTCCGGGCCCAAAGTATGGATTGGTGGATACAATGTCAAGAGAATCAATATTTGTTACAATTCTTTCTTCTTCCTGTAAAGAAGATGGTTGACCAATCGAAGAATCGTATCCAATTGTCAGATCATCGCCAATTTTTACAGTCTCTAAAATTTGTCTATCAACTACATCAATACCAGAACTTCCTTTATAAAATATAATTTTTGAACTATCTCCAGATTTTGGAGCTTCTGTAAAAGTTATTGTACTGCCTCCCTCAAAAATATAACCTTTACCCGGAACTTGTAAGATATCATTAATAAAGATTAATAATGTTGCTTGAACATCAATATTTGATCCAGGAGCAGATTTAATTGGGAATAATTCTCCGTTTAAAGATAATGGGAAATTAACTCTAAAACCATCAAATAGAGAATCATAATTATCAAGAACCTCAAGTTGACCTATTGACCAACCAGTAAATTTATCATTAAAAATACTTTGAATTGTAATCTCAAAATCTGCAAAACCCGAACTAGAAGTGGTAGGAATTCCTGTTAATCCTCCAGTTTGGATTGTTAAAACTTCTCCCTGACCATAACCATAACCGGTATTTGTTATTTCAAAATCAATTATACTAGATCCTTGTCCAACAACAATATCAATTTTTGCTTGTGTTCCTAGTCCAGATGTTGAGTTCTTGTATATTAGCGGTATATTTGTGTATGGGAGAGGATCTTCAATAACAACATAAGTTTCATTAAAAGCTACTGGATTTGTAATATAAACTGGTTGAACTACATGTCCGTCAGAAATAGTAGCTATACCTACATGAGTTATTGAAGATATTCCAACTGAGCTAGATCCAATACCGACATTTACAAATCCCACAGGTAGATCATCAATTGAAATAATAACTTCAGTATTACTTGGAATAATATATTGAGAAGTATTTCCTACTCCGATAGTAACTGTAGTTGATCCAAAAGAAGTTATAGTTGCTGAAGAAATATATGTTCCAATACTTACATTGCAATTTGAACCAGTATTTGTTAATTCAAGAATCTTAAATATACTATTTTCATTATTAATTGTTAAAATTGTCGATCCAGATCCTATAGAATTTGATGTATTTGATATTACTTGATAGTTTGATGTAGATCTGTATCCAGAACCACTGTTTCCAATACTAATATTGGATAATGTCCCAGCTATGGAAACTACTGCTGTAGCACCTGCAGACACTAGTGGTTGATATCCAAATCCTTCAAATGATCCTACAGAGACTATAATGCCTCCAATAGGAATATTTGCTGTATTTGGATCATATGAAACCGAAGATGCTGTTCCCGTAAATGTTATGGAGGTAATACCAGAATTTTCTGATAATACATAATCATAGTTTTCTCCCGGACCTTGGAAAACATCATTTATCAATATAACTGCATTTTCTTGATAAACGTCAGTAACATTAGAACCCTGAGATTTTAATGTAAATGTTTTGTTAAGTCCATTAAAGGATGCAGACATATCATCATAAACATAATTTTTAGCATACGTGGATTCGGTTCCATTAATTTCTCCAGATCTCATAAAAGATCTTCCTTGGAATTTAGACCCAGTTGTGATGCCTACCCAATCTCTACTATCTGGAGGATTTGTTGTAGATGAAATGGGAATATTTCCATATGGAGCTTCAACAAAGTTGATAATATTATCTACAATATTGTAGTTACCAAAAACTTTATTAACAGTCGCTCCAGTAGAATAACCAGCAACCGTTGTTCCCATCCAAGGTCTTCTAACTCTAATGGCGTTAGTTGAACCAATCCCAACACCATCAACTCGCATAATCTCACTACCAATTTTTATAAGATCGCCAGCATAAAAAGATGATATTCCAGTAAAGTAAATAATATCATCTGTTGTAAGTGCTGCTTTGTATAAAGTTGTCTTAATTTGAGTTTCTACAATAGGAGATTGAATAATATTATCAATAGCAACAATCACCCTCTGGTTTTGATTAGTGGATGTGAATGTATGAGATGTTCCAATTCCAACACTAGTAATGTCAAGTACCTTAGGTACAGTTTTTAAAGCATCCTCTGCTGTTGCCGATATTTTAATTGTACTATCGTTTAATTTAACTGCATATAAAGTGCTTGGTAACTTATCTGTTGTCCCTATGCCAACAAAAGAAGTTGTTCCTATACCAATTGCATCCTCTGTCCCATTTCCACCAAAAGTATATCTAATTTCTTCCCCAGTTACAAAGAAATGATTTGCTATTGTAATAGTATTTTCTTCAATATTAACTATGTTAGGGTCAGATCCTAAGAAGTTTCTTTGGAATACTGGATTTGAATTATTTGTTAGATTGAATGCTCTTTTAATATCTACATCTGTACCAGTATATGTTCCAAAATTAGTTTCTAATGCACTATTGTTCAGACCATAAAAATCTAACGTCTTTTCATCATCTTCATATCTGAGTGCATTCATGTATGATTTAACTTCAACTGAAATACCTGGTAATGGGGTAAATGTCAATTGTGCTAAAGAATTTGCTGCGGTTTTTATTCCTACAGACCCTAAAGAATTAAATGTTTCAACATTTCCAAATTCTGTGGCATAAGCATTAATGCTACTATCAACTGCAACAACTTCTGAGATTTGATATCTATTATTTGTTAAATCTGATACCTGCAATATAAAGTATGCAGATTGATATGGCTCTACAATTTCACCAATAACAGTTTCTGTGGGAGAACCTGAAGATGCAATAAAAGTGGAACGAGATTCTATTCTTGCATGTTTCATATCAAATGTTCCAATTCCAGTAGATCCTGGATATGCAAAGAATATTCCTAGTGTGTTAACAGTTGCTCCAACTCCCACGTTTGGAACAAAATTAACATTTAAATTAGATCCAGAAAAATAGGGATAGTATGTACCCAAACCTGTTGGGCCAAAAGTATCTAATGAATTATTAGATAAAGTTCCATAACTGAGAAGTTGAATTTCGCTGCCATCATGAACTATATTTAATTCTTCATACAAATGTCTTCCATTATTGTCCGATATTTGTACTAAAACTTTGGCAGATGAGCATAAAGTTGTTGCAATACCAACTATTCCCGTTGAAGTTCCTGATGGAACAATAACGCTTGAAGATGCAATACTTACAAAGTTTCCAATAGAGGTACTACCAATTCCATTATAAACTGATTTCAAATCATATGCTAAAGAAGTTATATCATAGTCATTTATTTCATATTTTGTTGGATAAAATTGTAAAACTCCCTCAGAACCATCGATTGAAAAATCAAAACTACCTAAATCACCTAAAGTTTCTACTCTTCCATATTGATTAATATATCCTCTTCCATTATCATCATGTAGTAGTGTGACAATTAATATTTGTCTTTCATCAGAATATCTCCTATCATTAACATAAGTAATATATTTTTGAGATCTTGCATCTGATAAGTAAAATCTATGTGCCTCTGAGTATCTCGTTGGTCTTGGAAAACTATTAAACTCGCTACTTATATCATCAAATACCAAAACCCTATTTCCAATAGATTCTGAATAATCTGATAAAATTTTACTATTAAAACTTATTTCATCAGAATATAGACTTGAACCAATTCTTAAAGAATTTTCCTTTACTAAATCAAAATCGTATACACAATTTAAGTTGACAACACCCTCCATATCTACAACCACATCTACATTAGAAGTATTAGTTGTTTTTACTTCTAAACTATTGACAGTACTGTTTTTTTCTATGAAATCTTGATTATAAAGAAGTGAAGACTCCAGTTGATAATCTCCAAATTTTTTAAATCCTGCGGTGTGATTAAGGGTGCTAACTGCATCATCCCATGTTTCATATGGAATTTCGGATTTTAGCGAATAAGAAAAATTCTGATAATAATCATTATCTGGCATTCTTTGGATTTGATTGTTCAAAAATCCATAATCAAAATCCCATCCATTTTTAACAACCGAAAAATAATTAAGATCGTAGTTGCAGTCAAAATTTTCATTTCTTACTATCAGACCACGAGTATTGGATGAAGATCCTTCAAGAATATCCCCAACTTCAAAGTTTTTTGTGCCTTCAACTTTTAATAGAAGATTTTTATTGTCCCATTTTCCAACTATACCAGAAACCCCTCCACTAGTTACAACTTCTCCTTCCTCAAAATCATTGTTTTTCAATACAGATATAAACTGTGGGAAGTATTTTTCCGGAATAATTCTTCCAGAAGAATTTACACTATCATAATTTCCTGGATACTCATTTTCCTTTAAAATTCCATCAAGACTATATGTTACTATTCCAATACCTCCATAATTTGGAGATACTGATTTTATTGTAAACAATCGATAATCATAATCCGAAGAATTAAAACCTTTAGCAGTTGATGCAATTCCTACACTAATATTTTCTATTAGAACCTTATCATTCACATTAAATGGAAATGTGTTTAATGTGCTAAAACCAACAGAAAGAAAAACAGTTACATCATTTGATGTAGAATTGTATCTTATACTAGAAATTCCAACACCATTTGAATTGTGAATTGGCAAAATCGTAGGAGTAACTCTTGAAATACCAAAAGTATTTTTTAAGATTTCTACTCTATTACTTTGTAAATCAAACTTTAAATCTACTTCTGGAACAACTTTTTTAGATAGTCCATCAATAACAATTAACTTAGGTGGAACTGAGTATCCATATCCAAATGAAGATATGCCAATATAATCAAAGGATGTAAATGGATTAATTTTTAATACTTGTGGTAATTTGGCATTGGGTCTTAAAGTAAAGTCTGATGGATAGTCAAATCCAATATCCTTTATATTAATAGTTTTAATTTTTCCAATATTATTTGTTAATGGATTTAAAATGGCACCACTACCATATTCAGACACTATGTTTGAAATAACTGGTAGAGTTGAATAATTTTGTCCTTTATTTCTTAAATTTATTTGAGAAATAGAACCAAACGCTGTTTTAGAACTAGTATCATAACTTAATAAAGATTCATTCGATTTATATAAATCTAATTCTGGATAACTTGGAATTTGATATGTAAATGTTGATGCTGTTGAAACCGTTATTTTATGTGTGCCACTATAATCACTATATCCAACGTCTATTTTACTATAACCAACAATCTCATCATCAATGACAATATTTAATTTCGATTCTGGAATTGAACTTATATTTATTGGTACTAATTTGTAGTATAACGATTCGGGTGTGTATTGATTAACTTTTAATATTACTTTAGCATCTGTAGTAACACCAACGACACCTTCCTTGGTAATGTCAAAGATGTTACTATTTCCGCTACTTTCATATTTTTGGGTAAAGTTAGAATCTATATAAAATTCTAAGTTAAATGATGGATAAAGATTTGTATTTTGTAAGTGGGAGAGTGATGAATCTGACAAATCAAAAATTACAACAGAGTCTTTATAAACCTTAATTAATGGATTAATAGGGCAAATTGATCCATCAACAGAGCTTGTAATCCCTACAGTATTTGGTTTAGGTTGCTGAGACTCATAATAACTATTTGTTAATTTAATTTTATCTTGGTCAACTGTATAAATGTAATAAATTTCATTATTCTTCAGTCCAAAGTTTGGAGAAGATGAAATATAAATTACCTTATCTCCAGTTTTAAATCTGTGATTTTTAACAAAGATGCTGCCATCAACAGTATTAACACCAACAGAACTAAAACTTCTTGGATTAATTAATAGTCTTCTATTGTAATCATTATATTTAACGGTTATTGATGTTGAAATTGATGGACTAACATTAACAAATACCTCATCATCGTTTAAAAGACCATGAGTTTCTCCAACAGATACTGTTACAGTATTTTTTGATATGGTGCCATCGATTACCGATTCGTGGTTGGTTTTAAAACTGTGATAAACACCTGTTCCAATACCAGTAAAATAAAGAGTTGTTGAATTTGTGGTAGTACTTGCAACACCAACAAATGTTCCTGTTGAACCTAAACCAACTTTTACGGTGGATAATCCAATTAAATCATTTGATACCTTTGCAATATAAAATTCATAATTATTTGTTACTGAAAGTGAAGTGGAAATTCCGTCTACTGATGCAGAAAATGGAGTTCCGCTATTTGTTAAATATGTAACTAAATCACCAGTTTCAAATCCATGGTCCTTTAGATATATTGTTCTGGTTGGTATAAAGATTTGTGTAATACCTGCCCCAGGATTTGAAAATCTAATGGTTGTTCCTATACCAACTCCAGAAACACTTCCAAGTGCTAAAGATTCTGATGGTGAAAAATAAATTTCCTTATTTCTTCTATATTCATAAGTAGTTTTATATCCAACATTTATTGATACTTTTCTTGGATTTTCATATAAAACCGATGTAGCAGAGTGAGAAGTTCCTACAGTTGAATCAACTGCTCTTAGAACTCTTATCCTCGAAGAAAGACTATCAACATTTAAAACTTTAACTTTTTCTTGACCTACGGTTAGAATATCATTTTCTCTTATACTTGAGTTATTAAAGTTTGCATTAATTGCAAAGTATGTAACAATACCAGTAGAAGTGACGCTACTAATTGAACTCTTAAGAGAATATGTATTGCTTGTAACACCTATAGTGTAAACACCTTCAACAAAAGAAGATGTTGTACTTAATCCAGATATCGTTATAATATCTTTATTATTAAAATTATGTGGATTGGGGGAATATCCTTCAAATAATCCCAAACTACTATTTGGATAAAATTCAAAACTAGATACTTTACTTGTTGATATTGAAATTTGATTGATACTCTTCCCACCAACTCTAGAAACCTCCGCAATTATTCCATATCCACCACTCTCAGTTTCATCAAATATAATTTTATCACCAACTTTATAATTTGATCCTCCGGTCTCAATACCAATATTTTGTACAGAACCTGTTGTGGAGTATGATACCTCTGAAATTTGTTCTTTTATTTTATTTGAAAATACAAGGTAATTATAATTACTATTTTCAGAATCTAACTTATAAGGATATGAATTTCTAAACCAACCGGATTTGTTTAAATCAATTCCATCCTGGTTAGATGATTTTTCAAAGTTAAAAGTATTTGGTTTTGACTTGTATGTATCACCTATTAAATATGGGAATTGAGGTCTCTTAAAATTAGTAAAAGAACCTGAAGAATCTGCAGTTAGATTTAAAGTTGCAAAGTATGCATAAGTACCATTTGGATATTCTGGTGTTACGCAGAATCTTCCATTTTTCTCATCAAGAACAGTTTCATCATCTGATGCAAAATATATAAAATCCTCTACAAAAAACCCTGCAGGGAAAGCACTTAGTGATGGTCTATTTTGTCCAATAACCAAAGTATATCCAGATTTCATCTGAGATACTATACCACCAGATTTTTTGACATACCCATAAGGACCATAAATTGGATATCCATCATAAGACCATCCAATTATTGGAGAATGGTCAGTAGAATTAACCTCAACACCACTTACAACTTTTAGATCAGTTTTTCCATATAAGACTTTTGAGTCTTGATCTTTAGAATATATTAACTTTCTTAAATTTCTTGGTGCGTATAAATGTACGTACTGTAAACCAAACTGTTCATTAATACCATCTATTAAGAAACCATCATCATCACTAATGTTGTTATAATATTTTTGGAAAAGATTAGTTGTCCACTTTTTAATATTGGCAGAAAAGTTAGCGCCAGAACCAGAGGAAATAACATCAATACCCGTATTTTCTGGGTTGTATCCTATTCCACCTTCTATTATTTTAACTGATTCTATTTGCCCATTAACAATTATAGGAGTCAAAACTGCACCAAATCCATTTCCATTAATAACGAGATCTGGTAAAGAGTTGTATGAAGTTCCCTTCTTATTTACTAAAACGTCTACAATAGAACCATTACTAATAATAGGAGTTAATTCTGCACCAGAACCGCTATAAAGATTGAATAGAGGATCTCTTCTATAGTTGAGTATTTCTGAGGAACCATATCCTACGCCATTTTCGGTTAAATGTACTGAAGTTATTTCACCTCTAAAAACGGGCTCAATTTTAGCATCAAAAGTATTGGATCCAATCGAAGAAATCCCTATCTTACCAATAATTTCTACTTTTATTTCTGGATAATTAAATACATGTCTGCCAGCACCCGTCGATTCAAAGTTAATATATTGATTAGTTTTAAAGTAGAAGTCTTGAGTATTAGTAGTAATTCCAACTCTAGACAATTTAAAATTATTTTCATCAACATAAGTTACATAATATGTTTCTTCACTTGTAAGTCCATTTATTGGAGTTCCCTCTGAAGAATATTTGACAATTTCACCAGACTTATAGTTATGATTTTGAATTGTTATTAGGTTTAATGAAGTATTAACACCAACAGGTAGACATGTACGTCTTTTATTTTCATAATTTGATCCAGAATTAGATACTATTATAGATCCAACTACTAACTTTTGTTCATAAGACTGGAAAGCATGATTACCAACTCCATAACTTGTCAAAGGTATCGTGTTAACACCAGAAATAGAATCACTATAATTTTGGTATAACTTTATTCTATATTCATCTACTACAGAGACATAATATGAGGAATCTGTTGCAATTCCCCCTATTCCTTTTTGATTAAAAGTTTTATATAATACTCTTTCTCCTTGTCTAAATTTATGGTATGTTCCAAATCCTATGGCAGATTGTGGTCCAAATTCCAACAAATCTGATTCGATCTCAGAACTGAATAAAACTTCGTGTGTTATTGGCTTTAGATTTACATTTGCCTCTGCACCGTATCCATTTCCTCCAGTAATTTTAATTATTGGAGTTTCTAAATAATCAAATCCAGGATCAGTAATTCTTATTTCTTGCAAATTTCCCAGTACAGAACAAGAACCAGTAGCTCCTGTTCCTACAGGATCTTGGATATTCAATAATGGTGGATTAATTACATCATATCCATCTCCAGGTGCATTAATGTTTATACTTTCAATTTCACCATAAAAAACAGTATCTGTTGATTTGTAGTTTAGTATTTCTACTCCATTGATTAAGATACCGATAGATCCAGGTTCTGTGTTGTAATTAACACCATCATCGACTGGAATTGATATCTCTCTTAATAATTTTTGGGAAGAAATATCTTTATTTCTAAACTCAAGTAACTCTAACTTATTATTGGTAATCGTTGTCTCTTCAGAAACCGTTACAAATTTTTGATTGAAAATGTCAGAATGACTTCTAGACAATTTAATTGTATTAGAATCAATTCTCTTTACAAAATATAGTCCTTCATCAAAAAGAGAACTTTTGATAGTTTCTGATGCTATTGTAGTATTTCCTTCTTCATCCAAAGTAGTCGTAATTATTTTTTCAGGAGTATAATATACAGAATCTCCTGTATAAAACCCATGATCAAAACCTGTTATTATAGTAAAAGTATCGCCAATAAATGTTCCAGAAAGATTATATGATAATTTTCTTGGATTTAACTGTTGTTCATTATAGTAAGGTAAAGATGGAGATGCAATTATAGAACTGCTACCATTCTTGTAAACATTCTGAATATTGGCAGTAAAATCTCTTACATTAAAGGTAGAAGATGATGCCTTTAGTAAATTTCTACTTACGGTAAATGTGCTATTGAGATTTTGGAAAATTGGTCCTTCACATACAAAAGATTTTTCAGTTAATATACTAGATACCACATACGAATTTTTTAAATCAAAATTATTTGAAATGTTTATACTGTCACCAATTTTAAATAAATGATCATCATAAAGAGTAACCCTATACTTATTTGATGAAATTAATTGAATATTTGATACGTCAAAATTATTAGAGGTATTGAAAAATACATTTTCTGATATTAAATCCTTTGAATTCACTCCAAGAGTTTCTATCTTAATTTTATCACCTTTAGAATAATAATAACTATCTTGATCTATTACTAAATCTTCTAGTACAGAGCGAACTTTTACTACAACTCTGCTAGAAGTTGCAGTTCCAGGATTTATTTCCCCGTATGCATAAGTGTCAAGATCTATTGTAGATTTATCTAAAATAGTTTTTTCTACATTTTTAAGTCCATAAAATTGATTTATAGACTTCGATTCATAACTTACCGATCCAATTGTTCCATCGTTGTAAGTTACTGCCAAATTTCCACTTGGGGGGAATCCTATAGTTGAATCAACATCAAAAACTGTTGCTCCGGATCCAACATTACTTATTAGGATAGTTTTGGGATGAATTGAAAATTCTCCATATATTGCCCCACGTACACGAACATCTCTATCATAATCAGCGTCTAAACTAATTTTATAGTAATTATTTGTACTTACACCGGCATAAACTTTTTCTATTTTAGTTACTGGTGCATATGCTTTTGGAATAGATCCATATTCATCTTGTTTCAGAGTTAAGTTTTCGAGATCAAATGGGTTTCCGGAAATACTTTCGACAACTAAATCTTTCGTTACTCTGTAACCAGCATCAGATGGTCTAAACAAATATTCTTTTGGTTTGATAATGTCAACATTCTTTCCATATAGAGCACCAAAAAGAATTTTAAATGATCTATCAGTTCCCTTTGATGAGTAAAAGTCTTTTGATTGTTTAATAAATAGACTTTCTTTTAATTTATAATTAATACCTTGCTTTGTTACATCCGCAAGTTCTCTATTTTCAAATCCAGGTAAAAACTGTTTTTTAACTTTTAATAGAAATTCTTTTAAAAATAAAATACTAAGATTTTCGACAGTAGATGTAGCAGTATGGGATTGTGAAGATGATGTAGAAAAAACTAGTTCTTCGGGATTATTCAGATTTCTGTATGATGTTATTCCACTAAATCCTCGCTTACACTCTTCAAAAGAAGTGTTTGTTTTGCTTTCATATGTGATAATTTCATCACCTATTTTAATAAGACCCCAATTATCGGGAAACCCTTCAGTATTTTCAACGGGAATGCTTGTAGAAAATTCATCAATATTTAATGACAATTCAGTTGTTTCATATAAATTTCCCAGAATATCTAATTTTATATAACTGTCAATATTCTGAATTAAGTCTGCAGGAGCTCCTTGAAATTCTTGCCCAATATAATACTGAGATAAGAACTCGGAGACTAATGGAAATTCCTCCCTTACATATGAAGGAAGTTGATTTGAGACAATTTTATTAAACTGAATTTTTCTTTCTGTCATTTTATTATGATCTTACTAAATTCCCGTTGCTGTAACTTGAAGTGACTATGTAATTTGATGCTGATGGATCTAATCCAGATGATATTTCATCTGTAACCATTTCAAATACACTATTACTAATATCTAGTTGTAAATAAAGATCCTGTAATCCAATCACATCATTAGAATGTGGAGTTGCAGAAATTTCAATAATTGATTGTCCATCTTTTATTTTTCCAGAAGTAATGTTGATCGGATTTAGTGTTATAATTCCCTTTATGTAATCAATTTTGCCAACGTTTCTTCTCAAAACAGTTGAACTTTGGGAACTTGGTGATGGAATAGTGAAAATAAAA